GGATACATTCTTAAATATTGCGTTCTAGGATCAAATTGAACATCTCTATGTGTTGCAAGTAAATGTTCTCTCATATCTAAAAACTCTTTCATAGTATACCATGAAAGTAGATCAAATCCATAGTTTCCAAGAGCATAACTAAAATAAGTTTGTTGAGCTAAGGTTTGTTCTAAGGTAAATAACGTGTTAATACCTTCTGAAGAACCTTCTTCAAAGTCGACTACATCTACTACCTTTCTGTAATCCATTATATCATAATCGAATACATTTTGAAATATAGTAGTATCGGTAGCAGAACCAGCTACTGAGTATGTATGTTTAACTGTTTTATCAAAATGCCCGCTTAATGATGTACCATAATTAGCTGCAGTAGATGAACTTAATGATGTAACTGCAGAGAATATAGTTTGATCTATAATTTCGCCCTTTACTATATCTGTACCAAAATCAGCTGATAATGATCCTGATAAAGAAGGCTCAGTAGCAAAAGATATACTTTCGAATACGCTAGCACTTAAAGTTGAAGTAGTAACATAAACACTATCAGGTGCCTCACCGTAAAATTCAGGACCCGGACCTAGAGGATTTGTACCTGCTTGTTTTTTAGCATTATCATCTAAGTCTTGATTAGCTAAAGTATATAAAAAATCTAATCTAATACCTTTATTAGTTTCATACATATTAGAGTCAAAAATTAAAAACTCTCTAGTAAAGCCTGCATATTTAGTAAAATATTCAGCAGCTATTTGAATATTTTCTCTTAGTTGATCAGTATGAATTTCTAAAGATACTAGAGGAAAGCCTAATGCTCTTTTAATTCTATCTCCTAACCTATCGTAAGTTTCAATTTTATTATTAAGATTAGTTGAAAGAAATGCTGATAATGGTGAAATTTCACATGCTAAGGCCATGAAAATATTTATTCATCTAATAAATAATTACATGGCTTCAAACTATAATATACCTACTGATAATGCCCTCGGTAGTAGTGAATACTTTAATACTAATCAATGCTTTTCTTATAACACTCATATGGGTGCTAATCAAAATTTAAAACAATTAAGCTCTCAGCCATGTTCAGAAGTTACTATATGGAATCATGCAGATCAAAATGTATTAATTTTTGTTGGTCCTGGAGACAATGCTGCAATAAATACAACGGGGGAGTTTGCAAAATATTCAGATGAAGCAAGAGGTATATTATTACTCAAGTCAACTGCTGATCATTTACATGAAATAACAATTAGAGGCTTAACTAATAGTGATCAAGTATCAGCTAAAAAAGCAGCTAATGGTTCTGCTGGTTCTATGATATATTATAGAACTCAATTCTTTAGTAATAACCCTTCTAGGTAGCCTCAACATCAGCTTCTGCTTCAGCTCCTGCTGGAGCTTCAGCTGGAGCCGGCTCATCAACTTGAGCTTCACCTCCACCAAATTCTGGTATACCTGCTGCTCCAGTATCACCTGCCCCTACGCCTGCGCCCTCGCCTCCAGGTATATCACCTTGTAAGTCAGCTATAGCTGCTTGCTCTTTCCACGATGGACCTGCATTTTGAATTTGTGCTAGCTCCCACTGCATTTCTGCATCTTTTCTTAAGAACTCTCTGTTAGCAAGTATATCTCTATCTTTCCATCCTAAGTATTTCTTCTGAGCGTAGGTAGCTGAAACAAATTCGTTACCTGCTAAATTATTATAATTAGAAGCTTTTATTTCTAATTTTTGATTTTCTCTAAGCTCATAAAAGTTGGTAGGTACATTAAAAGTAATCTCTAAATTATTTTCTTTTATATCATACTTGTCTATAAGTCCCCTCATTTTAAGATGAGTAAAGAATCCTCTTTTTAATCCTGCTGCAAATCTTTGCTGCTGCCTAATAATAAATTTTGCAAACTTTAACTCTTCTCTTAACATTGTAGAACCATCAGCAGAAGCTTGATCTTGTGGATCTAATCTTGCGCCTGGGACTTTTAATGCCCTATAAAGCTTTTTAATAAAATACATTAGGTCTGCTAATTCACCTAAATTAGCTCCTCCAGGTAATTGAGTAACTGAAGTACCTTCTGATCCTTGACGCTTAGCAAACCAAAATGCATCTAGCATTGACTGAGGTTCAAATTTTTTAACTATATCAGTTTGATTATTATCAAATGTTTTTCTTGACCAATAATTTTGAATTAATTTTCGTAAATAAGCTTCAGCTTTTGGAGGTGCCATATTACCTACATCAACGTTAAATACTAATCGTTCAGGCGCTCTTACTAATCTATAAATTACTATAGCATCTTCTATTAAGGATAATTGTCTATAAGGTCTTCTAGCATTTTCTAAAAATGGAATAACAAAATTCTTAGTTTCGTTATATACTCCCGAATTAACATAAACTATTTGATTCTCTTCCATAGGAATCATTTCAGTTTTTTCTACTTTAGTAGGATTCGACGGGCTAAAAATAGGTTTTTTATAAATAAACCCCTTTACTAACATGTTTTGAATATTATTGTATACGGGGTCAATTATATCAGAAGGTATATTTATAACACCTAAAATACCTTCGTTAGTATAATTTTCATGAACTATAAGTTCAAAATATACTTCTCCTTCAACTAATAACTGTCTAAAGAAAGTCCATCCCTTATTTTTTAAATCAAAATAGTCACTAAATTTACCAAATTCTTTATCTAACTCCTTCTTTTCATCTACTGAAAGATCTATATTATCATATGATAATTTACATACATCACCATTATCATCTACATTTATTACTTCATCGCATATTTCATCTAAAGCATCAGCTACTTCAGATGCAGCAGCCATTATTCTATAATCTTTTAAGCGACCAGGCTTATCAGGAGATAGTGCTGCATACATTACATCACCAAAAGAATTATCTTTACCAAAATCTCCTATAGGTGTAGCGTTATATGGATTAGATGATGATACTGAAGTTTTAGCAAGAGCATCAGCTCTTCTCATTCCAGTATTTCTAAAAATTTTGTACTTAGGATTTAAAGAATCATCTTCTCCCCCGGTAGCATATGGTAGTCTATTTTGTATGTATTGAACTAAACTTCTACCAAAAGTAGACGCTCTTCCATCATTTGATACATACGATCTGTTTTGATTTGGTGAAGTATCAGCCATTATACATATTTATCTAACTTTTAATAATAATCACCGTAAATGTCGGTATCATTAGCACTCATATCGAAAACACTCTCTTTACTCTCATCATCGATATCCCAAGTATATCCTTTATCTCTCGATACCTCATCACTTGAAAGTTGTGTTGAAAGAGTACCAGAAAATGAATTTTCAAATATATTACTATCCACTTTTTCACGTGGAGCTTCAGTTTGAAAGGAGAAATCAAATCTCTTAGCTCTAATTCTAAAAACATAATGACCTAAAACAGGATTAAGTACTGAAACATCTTCATCCATTTTTTCAGTAATTTCATATACTTTAGCTCCTCTTTGACCTGGTCTATCGCAACCTAAAGGAGTAACTTGAACTAGATCTCCTGCTTTTGGTTCTATAGAACTAAGTTCTGATAGTACAGAACTATTAAAACCACTTCCTGATAGAGCTGAACTTAACAATCCTTGATTAGTAGGTATATAATAAGTATTAGTTGAGAGTACATCTGAAAATGTATCTATATGCACATAACCTGTAAATTCATCCCCAGGATCGAAACCAAATTTTGATAATTGTAGAGCATCTTGTGATAGCTCTATATACATCATCATATTAGTAGGTCCTAAAAATATAGAAGCAGGTTGCTCTCCGTATAGCAAATCAGCTGATAATAAAGAAAATGAATTTACATAGTAGTCAATTTCTACTCCAAAACTATTAATTATATCTTCATATGCTTTATCAAATATTAATTGTTCAGCTTGAAGTACAGAAGGATCCACTAATTTACTACACTGCTTTATAGCAGTAGCTGCTAGTACTTCATCTGGAGTACAATTCAATCTGTTTTCATTACATCCCATTTCTCCTACTTATATTTGCACATTTATTACCTTCTTCATCTTCAAACATTTTTACTACAACATCTGAATTACCTAAAGTTTTCATCTTACCTGGTTCAAATTCCATATTATAGTCTTGTAACATTTTAAACATAGGCATACCCATAAGATTAATTTGAGCCGCGGCCCCTTTCATCAAATTTCTAACATGTTGATTTTTATGATTATAATCTTTTCTAGTAGTAGTTAAGTGCTTTTTAGTTAATCCTACCCTATTAGGATTTTTATTACCTACATTAAATTTTAAATATTTGTCTCCTTGATGATATTCAAAAAATGTTTTAAAGTTTTCGGTATATATTTTATCGTAAGATTGTGCAATTATATCAATAAGGTCCCCTATAACTTCTTTATTTCTTAAAATTTTAAATGCTAAATTTTCTATACTAAATTCACCCTCTCTATCTAGTCCACTTTTACGCATTTTAGATATTTTCTTTTTTAAATTATTAGCCTTTTCATATAAATCTTTTGCTGCTACGCCTTTGACATTATCTAGTTTTTCTTTAAGAATATTAACATCATTTTCAAAGGTTTCAGCTTTCTTATAAACGTCACGTTCATCTATAGTAGGAGGATTATAGCTAGGCTCAGTTATCCATTTATTATCTTTTAAAGAATATAATCCTGATGCAACATGAGGTTCATCCTTATCTTGCATATACATTTCTACTCCATGATCTTTTAGACTTATATTATGTCTTAAATTCCACATAAATCTTTGACCATCTAAAGCTTTTTTAACTAATTCTTCATCATCATTTATATCTTTATAATCTATTAAAACATGTACATCTAAATCTGAATATTTATTATAATTATAGTTACTGTTACTACCCGTTAAAGTAACATCATATATGTCTACATCTTCTAACTTAAGTTTATCTATAAAATCATTTGTAATTGCTAATAGCTTTTTTCTAATGTCTGGGTCAAATTTTTTGTCTTCAGACCAAAACTTTTTATTTAGAGTTTTGTTATAGAACTTCACAGCAATTATATTTATATAAAAAAAGCCTGATGACCTAGGTCAACAGGCTTTTCTTAGCTTAAAATTTAATCTTATTGCTCGTAAGCGCTATGATTAGGCTTGAGATTACCGACCTTGTTATTCTTACCATCATTGTAACTAGTATTCATTGGTGATCCTGGATCAACACCTTTCTGGCCTACTCCTTTTTCAGTAGCTCCACTTTTAGGCTTAAGATTACCAACTTTATTACTACCACCGTGACCCATATTTACTTTATGATGTAAAGGAGATCCTGGATCTACTGCTTCTTCATCTTCTTCCGGGTGAACTTCTTCATCACTATCACCCTCTTCATCTTCAAATTCTTCCATTTCACCATCTTCAGCATCATCCTCTAATTGCCTAGCAATCATATCATGTAATGTTTTAGCGGTGTCCTTGTCTAGTGTAATAGTAACTTCTTCATCTCCACCGTCAGGATCAGCATCATCTAATCCAAGAGCATCAAGTTCTTCCATGGAATCATCACCTTCTTCCATTTCATAAGTTTCGTTAACCATTACCTTATCATAAAGTCGATCAAATACAGATTTTTTAGCCATAAAATTATTTAGGCTCTCGTGAGCAATTTTCTCTGTTTCTTCAGAATTTTCTTCATTTTCTTCTAACTCTTCTTCGTCTTCTTCAGATTTACCAACTATTCCCGAATAAGCGTTGCCTTTACCGGTAGGCTCTGGCCCTTCGTATTCAATTCCAGGATCATTTTTATCGCCATAAGAAAGACCTTTTATATTATATTTGTTTTCTTTATCACCAACTTTAGTAATATCTACTTCTGCTTCTTTAAATCCTCCTTTTTCAGTAGGCCCAGTATCTTTAGTAACAAGATCAGCATTACCGATCTCTCCAACAGGTACTTTTTCTTCTACTACATTAACACCATCTAGGATATTTCCATAAGCTTCTCCTAGGCTATATAAGTCACTCTTTTTAGACATGTAATTATTTATACTCTTGATAAATATTTTCGATGCCTAACGATAACAATAATATGTATTACATGGGTAATAAGAATTTACCCAATACTAAATGGCGTGGTGAATATACTAAAGATCAAGTTAAACAACTTAAAAAAGCTTCTAAAAATATACTATATTTTGCTGAAAATTATTTTCATATCATTAACTTAGATAGAGGTAAAGAAAAAATAAAGCTTTATAAAGCACAAAAAAGAGCTTTAAGACAGATGAGAGATAATAGATTTTTCTGTCTGTTAGCTTCTAGACAAATTGGTAAGTCTACTATGATGACTATCTATATTCTCTGGCAAGCATGTTTTAATAGTGATCAACGTATACTTCTAGTTGCTAACAAAGAAGCTACTGCAATTGAAATATTTCAAAGAGTTAGAATGGCTTATGAAGAATTACCTAACTGGTTAAAACCACCAGTAAAAGAATATGCAAAGACGTCTATGACTTTAGAGAACGGTAGTCGTATAGGTATTACTACTACAACTGGAACTGCTGCTCGAGGTCAATCTGTTAATTGTTTAGTTATTGATGAGATGGCTTTTATTGAACCTCATTTAGTTGAAGAATTTTGGAAATCAGTATTCCCTATTATTACTTCTTCTAAAAATTCAAAAGTATTTGTTTGCTCAACTGCCAATGGTACTGGTAATTTATTTCATAAAATTTATTCCGGGGCTGTTGAAAGTGAAAATAACTGGGCTCATGATAAAATAATGTGGAATGAGATACCTGGTAGAGACGAAGAATGGGCTAAAGCTACTAGACACGCTATAGGTTCGTATGATGCCTGGATACAAGAATTTGAATGCGAGTTTGTAAACTTTGGTGAATCTTCTATTGATGATGAATTATACGAATTATTAAGTTCTAAAATAGTAGAACCAAAAATAGTACTTGATGATGGTCACTATAAAATATGGGAAGAGCCCGACCCTTCAAGAATATATGTTGCAGGAGTTGATACATCAGAAGGGGTAGGTGCAGATGCAGCTGTTA